GCACCTGTATCACGCTTTGAATTCATATCTTTTGTTTTAAAAACCATATATTTATTACTCTTTTCATATCCAATAAAACCAATAATTTCATTATAATCTTCTTTTTTAAACATAAAATATTCTTTAGCTTCTTTGGATGAAGCTATTTCTCTTTGGTCTTCAGGCTCAGCTTCGACCCATTTATTTTTATCATTTAAAATCATTATTATACGTTTATTTAGGTTATACATAATAAATGCAGTAAATTTACTTGCAGCTATACTATTTTCTTCAAAATATTCTTTTGCTATCCATTCAAAAGTCCCTTTCTTTATGTTATCTAATGAATATAGATAATTCATAACTTCTAACTTCTCATTAAATAATAAAATTTCAATCATATGTGCTACTAAATAATTTATAATATAATCTTTAGATTCAGGATATTCCTTTGACATTTTTCTCATAACTATACCACAATGTTTGAACCAATTGTCATCTCCTCTAGGAACTTTGTGTTGGTTTGTGAACTCACGACTAATATCAAAATTTATTTTCATCTCATCAATAATTTTTTGTCCTTCTTGAAATATAATTTCATCATCCTCTATAATAATTTTATTTATATTTCTTTTATCTATAACAGGTTTGGTAATATTTTGTTTTATTTCAAATTTTATCATATCATGTTTGTAATCAATTGGAACAGACCTATCAAAAATAGAAGCATTTTTATCTCTTAATTCAACTGGTTGAAATAAATAATATTCTCCAATATTAATTAATCTTCCATTTCTACCATATCTATCTGTAATGAATTCATTTTCATCTTCAATCAATTGTGTTAATGCAGAGAAGACTTGAACATATGGATATTCCTTTGGTGTTCTAATTGATTTTAATAATATATCTTTTTTATAAAAAAAACTTTCTTTCATAAGCATTCTTATACGTTGCAATATTTTTTCAGAATTCATAATAATAAATTTCTCATTATATGTATCCTCATTCAATTGTTCTTCTTCTAATTTTTTATCAGGTCTGCAAGCATAATTACATTGTGCCATGTAATCACATGCAGGCGAAAACGGAGCATCTCCAATCTTAAAATTATTTATTACAATTCCAGTAGATAATTCTTGTGTTATAGGTTCTTTTAGACTAGCATTCATGATTTCTTGTGTAAAATTCGTTTGGTCATGATTAATTATACAGTCAACAGAGGTTTCTTTTAAAACACGCGCAACTTTACCAATTTGGAGTGCTTTATATTCTGCTACACGATATACATATAAATCTGCTGCTTCTTCAACATTATTACCTAAAATAGTGCCATACATAAAAATTTGAACATTTCTTTTTTCAAAAGGCAAATCTTTATGGGACATATTACGAACGCCTCGTCCCTTAATTTGCTCGAGACGATTCATATTGTACCAAGGTTCTAAAATATGTATTTGTCGTATAAATTTAAAGTCAATGCCTTCCGAACCGGCTTTTGATATCAACACAACCTTAATCTTGTGACCATCTTTATTATCTTCACCAGTTAATCCTTTAACTTCAAAATCATTATTTGGAGATAATCTTGACTCACCTGTAATCATAGAATAACGTGCTGGCATAAAATGTTTTTTGTCTTCAGGCACTTTCATTGTTCTAACATCAACTATATCAGTCGGCTTACTTTTAAATAAAGGTTTTGTTCCTTGTTGACCATACCTTGTAAAACCCATTTCTTCTAATGCCAACGCCATAGGAATTAAACCACTATCAATGTATTGAGAATAAATTAAAATGATACCATCGGATACCTTGCCTGTTTTTGGATTTACAATATTATCTAATATACATTTAATTTTTGCACTATATTTTCCAATTAAATCACGAGAGAAAATCTTTCCATAATTATCTATTGTTGTTCTTTTATATTCAAAATCTCCTTTAACTGGAGGTGCTTTTTCATCTACAAAATTCATCATTCTCTCTAAACCAATTTTACCAGTTAATTTATGAGGGTCGATAGACATTTCAACCTTTCGAATAGAGCTGGAGTTTTCACCACCTTTTACTGAACTTGAGATTTCAGAAGGTTGTTTATTTTCAACTGTTTCAGATTCTTCTTCAATCAGTGGGTTTTGCGCAGATTCAATTTCGTCATCATCTTCACCAGCCGTTTTTCTTTCTGAAGAACTACTTTCAACAATAAGAAGTGGTTTTTTTGTTAAAGGTCCAACAGATTCTTCTGGCTCTTCTTCATTCTCTTCTGATTCTGAAGGTCCAGGTGTAAATTCTTCAAATAATTTTTCATTAGGCATTTCATCTAAAATATCTTTTAATCCAGGAAAAGGATATGAGATAATAAGTGATTCTAATGGGGTTTGCAATAATGTATAACCAAATGACTCCATATTTTCAAAACTAGGCATATCCCTTACAACTCCAGTCTTTGTTGTGATTGAAAACTTTTTATTTCTTAAATTGTATATAATATATTTGTAAGCACAATATTGACATTTACCACAATTATTACATTCTTCTATTTTTGTCAAATACAAGCTTAACACACGATTTTTATCTTTGTTTTTAATTTTTTTTAAATTCATTTGATATGATGGATATTTAAATTTAGGAAATGTATGTTCTTTTGCAAATTCACTAGGATAAACTCTATATGGAAATGTATATGGGTTTTCACCACGAACAAACGAAATATATCCTGTAGATTTTCTTATTAAAACTTCCTCACCATTGTTTTTAAAATTACCATTTTTGTCAAAAATATCTCGAACTTCAATGCGTCCTCTTCTATCATTTGTATTCATAATATTGAGAAGCCAAATAATTTCTTTATAACTATTATACATTGGAGTAGCAGAGAGAAGCAAAAATCTCATATTTTTAGCAGATTTAACCAACAATTCAAGATTAATAGCAACCTTTTTATTTTCATTATCATCTGTTTTACGAATATTATGAACCTCGTCTATGACTATCAATCTATTATCAAATTCATTTTGCAATCTTTTAATAATTCTGCTATTTATTTCAATATTAACATTTGTAAGGGCTTGGGTTTTAGTTTTCTCTCCTTTAGTATGTTCTTGTTTCTTTTTATAGGTTTGTTTTTGAACTTCTTCATTATAATTCATTGTTTTAATAATATAATTTGCAAACTGACCATACCCTAAAAAAATATAATAAGCATTAATTAAATTTTTAATTTGGCTAACAACCTTTTCTTTTGTCATTCCTTTCATATTCATTGGATTAATTTCCTTTAAAAGCTTATTGCCTATACATGCTCTAATATTCCAAACTCCATCTACAATTTTAAGATTTCTTTCATCAAATAATTGCAATTTAAAATTATTTTGCACATTTTCGGAGGCAACAATAATAATTCTTTTTGTGATACCTGTTTGTTTCATATAATCTCTCATTTCTTCACATACACCTATTGCGCTACATGTTTTACCAGAACCTAATCCATGATATAATAACAAACTGCTATATGGTGTCTGAAATGACATAAAATTTTTTACAAATGCTTGATGAGGTGCGAGTTCAAATTCTGCTTTAGCTAAAATGTCAGCTTGTTTTTTTATATCTTCATAAATTGTTCCATCGTATTTAGTGTCATTAAATTCTTTTTTGGATGAAATTTTAATATTAAATTCTTTATCATTTAAATTAGGATATAAATAAATATTCTTTTCTGGATTATCAGATAAATATTCTCTTTCAATAACCTCTTTCTTCAATAAAAATTTATTACAATCAGTTGAATAATAATTTTCATTATTACAATTTAATTTTTTAAATTTAGTTTCTAAATCTTTTTTAGATAAATTTAGGTTTTCAGCGTTTATTGAAGAATTTTGAGAAACAGATGAAAATGTAGAAGGAAGAGAAGAAGACGATATAGAATTTGCTTTTGATAAGGTTGTGTCTTTACCAATTGAAGACATATTTGTGCTAGATGATACAGAAGAACTATTAGATGTTTGTCTTAACGTTTTATTTACATTTTTGTCATCACTAGATTTGTCGCTTGTTATTGAACTATCAGATGATTCTATTATTAAGGGTTTCTTTTTTTGTGAATTTTCTGTCATAATACTATATATTATGAATATAATCTATATTCTTGTAATACTTTATTAATATTTGTAATTAATTGTTTTTTTTCTAAATTATATGGTCTTATTGATTCTAAACATTGGTCTATGGGTTTCCATTCTATTTTGCTTACTTCTGTTATTTGGAAATTATGTAAATATTCACATGTATCATTCATATATGCCAAAAAATACTTATGTTTATATGACTTATGATTTGAGCCTATAAATATTTCTTCAAATGGTAAGACGTTTTCAATAACAGTTATTTTACTTTTATGTATACCTGTTTCTTCTTCAAATTCTCTCAATGCACAATCTAAATCTTTCTCTTTATAATTACGTCTCCCTTTTGGAAATTCCCATTCTGTTTCATACCATTCGGTATTACTTCTATTAATTATTTCTTTTAAATTCAATATTGTATCATTTATATTAATGCCTTCTTTAATTAAATCAAATTTTTTACTAGATGATGCTTCTTCAGATTTATATTGTGAATTTGTAGTTTCACCCCACATTTTTTTCCATAATTCATCAAATGGTTCTGTTAAAATTCTTTGTTTTTCTGATAATGACATCTCATCAATCATAGATTGAAGTTGATAAATATTATACGGAGAATATTTACCTCTTATAAAATCTATATAACCAAAACTATCCTTACGTCTTATCATAAGAAATTGTAACCCTTCTATGCTTGACCGAAATACTATTATTCCATAACTTGTTATTGGTAATTTACATTGATGAAAAGAATGACCTTGTTTACCACAATTATTACATGTATTTATAATTTTATTCATATCGCTATTTAATATTAATTAGATATATTTAAATAATAAATATAAAATATAAAATAAACATTTATTTACACCTTTGGACATTTAAGTTCGCACAAAATATAATAAAAATTATATAAATATTTTTTATTATATTTTTTATTATATTTTGTGCGAACTTAAATGTCCAATGGTTTATATACTTGAAAAGCATTTACTTCTATAATATC